AGCATATACCCGTATTGAAGAATCAAATACGAATGAATAAAAACCTTATAGCAAACTTAAAGATGTTTCTTGATACGGAGAGGTTTAGATACGAAGAGGAAAAAATGGACGATGAAGAGTGGGTTATTGAAAGATACGAAGATAAAATGGAAGAGTTGAAAAAAGCAGAAGAAACATTGAAAAAAATAGAAGATGAGTTGGAAGAATTAGAAACTCCCTTCTTTGATTCTAAACAATTTTAACTGAAAGTTAAGATTATAACAAGAATTATATGAATATTTATCTTAATAATCATATAATACAACAAAAAAGATGATAAAGACTTAATAAAATTAATTTTATTAAGATTATATACAGAAAATCACAATAAAAAATGATTATTTATCTTAATATTTGTTTAATGTATCTATTTTTATGTTATAATCTTAACTTTCGGTTAATCCAACTTCATTAGTTTCATAGCCATATCGCCATACCTCAATCCCTTCGTATCAATATCGTTCTTCTTCATTACTCCACATAAGTCCCCCGCCTTAATCCCGCCAAAAGTCCAACCACTAGAGTTTCCGTATCCATCAGTGTAAGAGTATGAAGTGTCAGCCTTCAAACCCTTATTGCTTGTCTTACCAGTTATCTTGTCCCAGCCCTTAAGGTTGGTTACATCGTAGTAACTCGTAACCCTTCCTCTCAAGGACAGCCTACCCATCTCAATCTTCCTTTTCCAAATCTTAATACCAGCGTCCTTAAAGTCTTTGCGTATTTCATTTTTCTTTTCCTTATGATATTTATCACACCAACTTAACTCATCAATCTTTCCAGTCATCAATCTTTCATACAATCCCTTCTTGTGAGTATCCTCCTGCTCCCTATTGAACTTATCTACCTTAATCCATTTCTCGCACATAGTATTAGGCTCAACATCAAGTAGTTCTTTATTGTATATAATTCGCTTCGCATAACTAGTCTTAAGAACCTTCATAGTAATCTCGGTAGCAACTCCCCTCCTGTAATTTTTCTCGTCCTTAATAAACCAAACGCTTCCAAAGTTTTTTATACAACCAGTATTCCTTACGAATGAGGCGGTGGGTAGGAAATACTCCCTTACATAAAACTTACCATAGTTCCTTCCCCACCTGTCATCATCGTCCCTTATCTTCCTCTTCAGTTCAAGGACGACGCAGTTCATCATATGCTTCTCGGTCGGGACGAAGGCATCATTGACGGACACATCGTCAATCTCCTCAACCACTTTCTCCCAAGTATGAACCCACTCATTTCCCAGCATCTCAAGAGTGAGGTATTCCATTTCTAATCGGTTTTCGCTTCTTATTGCGTATTCTATATTCTCTTATTTTACAATCAATTTTCTGTTTCAATTTTATTTGTTATGGGCGTAAAATGCTAACTTTTAACAAATCTGGAAAGTTTCCGCAATGTCCGCAACTGAATACAATTTCTCCAAAGTGTAGAAGATTTGCTCTCTTTCCTCTTCGTTCAACTTGTATCCCAACTGAATAACGAACTCATCAATGAGAGGCTCTACAATCGCCTTCAATTCGTTCCACTCCATTTGACGAATCTTGTATCTCCAAACATATATGTTATCCCAGAATTCTCCATCTTCGTCCGTATGTATTTTGAAAAGCGTCTTACAATTTCCAATGAAGTCTATCGTCCAACCGCTCAACCTAAACAGGTCATCACTGACCTTATCAATCAAGTAGCATCGCTCCTTTACTCCTTCCACAAATTCCAACCTGTCCTCTTCTCCCTTGAGAATATTATACAGGAGCGGAGACTGAATGACGAGAAACTTGATTCCGTAGCCCATTTTGTTATTACTATTACCTATGCTATTTTCTCTTCAAACAATTCAATTTTTTCAATTCAATTTTTTCATTCATTTTTATTTTCTATGTTGTCAAACATCATCTTCACTCTAGCAGGGACAACTTGATAAGCCTTCCACTCATCACAGCATCTTCCCTCTTCTGTCAAAGGGGCGGGGTTGTTTCCAAATCCGTATTTCTGTCTCTTACAAAGGCAACACTTGTAGGGCTTGAACCTCGCCCTAGTTTCCTTGTCCCTCTGCTTCTGCTGTTCCATATACAACTTACTCAAGAAACTCTGCTGTTCGCACATAGCCTTCATACCAATCTGCTCCATAGTATATATGATTATTGATATAAATCTTTAAGCCAATTTGGATTTCAATTTTATTTGTTATCTAGTAGTTCATACAAATCATCAACTACCTCATCTCGCACTTCCTTTTTCGTTCCATACATTTCTTTCATACCAGATAACTTCAGCCACTCACTAGTCGCCATAGATACGAATGGATACTTCTTGTATTCGTTCATAAATCTTGACGCTGTTGTTGCGTCGTAAATAGATAGGATATTTATAATTTTTATATCTGGGTCGTTCTTGTGATACTTGTCTAAAAACCTTTTGTAACTCTTCGGTCCTGTCGTTTGTAATACAAACCTTCCTTTCCAAGTGTCATATATTCTCATTTTGCTTTTCTCTTGGATTTGCTCTTTAATATACCTTACAAAGTCCAACATTATTTCATTCCTTGGCGGTGAGTATAAAACCTCATAGTTGAAACTATCAACTGGAGTGAATATAATAAACTTGTCCTCGTTCCCCTTGATGACCTTGTTTAGATTTTTTTCAACTGGAAATACATCTAAATCACATAGGAATCCTCCGTAATGGTAAAGAATTATAAACCTGACGATATCAACCCTCATTATTGGATACCTTACATCTTTCCACATTTGATAGAACTCTGGATACTTCTTCATTAATGTATCTGCTTTCTTGTCATTGAATAAAGTGTATCTCTTTGTAATCTTCTTAAACATACCGACACCCCTCTCATAAATAGGGAAGTCGTTTATCTTCACCCCTTCCTTAAGTGTTAGAAATATCTGTGAAACAGGAACATCTGTTTTAACCATCGTATATAATTAAGCATAGATTTTATTTATCTAAAGGGGTTATTGGAGGGGGGGTTATTCTCAGGGCGTTAGGGCGTTTTTATTATACTAATTATTTCTATAGTATAATAATGATTTTAAATAGGGACTTCCACTTTCTATAAGGGATAGAAAAAACTTTAGGTTAAGGACGAAAAAACGCCCTGACGCCCTAGAAACGCCCTGACTATTTTAGACCTCTCCGCCAAATTGAATACCACTTTTTCGTTAATTCGGTGTCGGCTACAAGGTTCTGCTTTGTAATATTCACTAGCCCGACCCCTTTATGTTCCCCAGTGGATAGAGTGGAGTGAGGGATTTTCGGCGGTTGAAATATAACCGCCTTATGCTTCGTCAAATCAAATACGAGTTTCAATGTAGGACTAATAAAATATTGCGTATATCCTCCAGCGGGTAAGTTCCAGATAATCGTTTCACTCAAACCGCTCATACCGCTATCATTATGAACGGCTGACGAGAAATCCAAAGAAGCACCACAACCAGTAGCAGGGTGTCTGTCTAACGGGACATTTGGAAACGCACCTACAAAGTCAGCCTGTTTCGCAAGGTCCAACCGATACTTCGCAATATCTGGAGTGTATCTCTTTTCCAATTCATACAATGCTCCATATGTATATACCAAATCAAATAGAAACTCATCATCGTCATTCGCTTCCACTTTTCTAGGCTGATACGCAATTGTCACTCCGCCCTGCTTATTCTTCTTCCCTTGAAAATACCGAATCATTCCGTCCATATAATTCTTTCCAGTATATCTTGGCTCTAGTTTTTGACTTCTCGTATATTCTAATGCTTTGTCCTTTTCTGCTTGGGTAGCATTCTTATCGGTAAGTTGGAACGGAGAATAAAATGTATCTCTTTTAACTGGATAATACATATCTAATTTACTAGCAAGGGATTCTATTCGTTCAGTCGCTTTTGAAATCGCCTTGTCAGTCTTTTCAGTTATATACACAATCATAACCTCTCCCTTGTATGTAATAACGCAACTATCTTCTACATACTTCATACCCTCTCGCTTCACATCTTTTTCATCATAGAAAACAGCCTTCTTTACGAAATCCTTTGGAACTGGAGTAATCGTATCTAATTCAATATGGGGTAAGTCAATCGTCAGCGGACTTTCTTTATAGGGATTTTCTCCCCAGAAGATACCTTCATAACTCTTCTTCTTGAACGGCATCTTTTTAATCTTATCTATCTCGGCAAATGCTCGTTTTAAAATAGATGGTTTAATTGGTTTGCGTTTCCGCTTCTCATCTAACTCCCTAAATAATTTACTTATATGTTCCGCTGTCATATTTGATGAAGCCATTTGTATATAATGATACTATATTTTAAAAACGAACAGAACCACTACCCTTAAACCCTTTTGGAAGTGGTTTGATAATACCCCTACCACTTCTAACAACAGAAGCAACTACAGCATCAGTATCTAATTGAGCCAATAAACTATTAATTTCACCTGTTAAGTATTCAATATCCTCATTTATTCTCACTAGCAAATCTTCATCAAGAATTCTACTCCTAGCGGAGTTGTCGGTAGAAAACATAAATCTCTCATTGTTTTCCATTCTCTGTTGGGTCGCTTCTTTAGATTTTTCCCTATCTTTCAATGCTTTCTCTAGTTCCTTAAGCCTTTTCCTCATAGGAACTTGACTGACTGGATAAGATGACGCTTCAGGAGCAGAAGCAACAGAAGCAACAGCAGAAGCCATAGGCATTCTCTCAGTAGAACCAACCCTATCATCACCAGCAAGTGGTTCAACATAAGTATTCATAGGAACAATCTTGTCACTCCTACCTTGACCCTTTCCAGACATCTTACTTTTTTTCTCTTCATATTTTTTCAACATTTCAACCTTATCTTTCATTTCTTTCATAACCCTTTCGCTTTCGGCAATCAATGCTATAAACTCTGGGTCAGTTGAGGGGTCAGTGTAAGTGGAAGCGTCAGGGTAAGTTTTTTCTGGAGCAACCTTACCTTTCGGTTTTTTAAAAATAGGAATAATACCAGAACCAGATTGCGGGTTTCCAGAAACCCTATCTTACAACCTCTTCAAATCCGCCATCACTTGCGTCCTCCTTGCTTGAGGCAAAGAACTTGACATCAAAATCTCTTCAATATCATTAATTAACCTCTGGTCTGGGTCAGTTGTAGTGTTAATTGGAGTGAGAGACGGACGGGGCGGAGGAGGAGGAGGAGGCGGTGGAGGACCAGAAGGACCAGAAGGATTCCCACTGACAACAGAACCACCGCAACAACTCCCTCCTCGCTTTTCCCTAATACTAGCCATATAGTCTTTGGCTTCTTGAGAACCTTTTGGAAATCTAGGCATTATATATATACTACCAGAGAATATTAATTGAGAGATTGTTTGGAGAATAATGATTGACTCTCCAATCCCCTTTTATATTGAACGCCCGTTTTCTATATCTATCTCTGCGGACAGGGTCTTTATGTCTTGTAAAATCCTCATAGCCCATTTGACCGAAGTGTATCCACTTGTGTTTGTTTCCATCATAAACCATAAACTTCTTATCCTTCCTTGTAGATGGCTGGACTTGTTTTCCTAAATATCGCTTTGCCTTCTTCTGGACTTCTTCTATATCGCTATATGAACTTAAGAATGGTTTGGTTTCCATATATATAATAGGGGAATATTATATATAATTAAGCGTTACTTTCTTCACTAGATGTATCAATAAAAAATTCTGTTGATACGGATTGGGGAATAGATGGAGTTGTTGGGGGTGATTGTAATTGGTTTATCTCCATCAGTTTATCTTCTATTCGCTTCTTTAATGTAATGGAGGTTTCTATTAATTTTATATACCTTGTGTAACTCTCATTCAAGAACTCTCTTGGAGTCGTAATTCTGTTATCTGGTTCTAAACTCAACCATTTATAAATGTCGCAAGAGAGAATGTAGAACTCCTTGCTCCCTATCAATTCAGTTTCCATTTGTTTTTGAACTTGGAAGAACATTTCTATACTACCTAACACACCCACAACTAACGATAAAAACATATTGATAAGAGAAATGTATGTTTGTCCTAGAAATCCCTGTAATGAAACTGCTCCAACAGAATTAAGGGCAGAAATTAAAATTATTGGAATTCTGTAGAACTTGAGATTGCTCTTAAGGGTGAGATATCGCTTTCGGTGGTAGTTTGCTAATAGATTGCTATTCTGTCTAATTTTATCTAATACCCCCTCTATATCATTAGAAATTAAAATCGGTCGCATACATTAGATGGAGATTTTAAAGGAACTTCGGTAGGTTGAAATCGCCCCTGATTTTCTGCTTCAGTTGGATTTGCCTCTTTGCTTCTGTCGGGTCAATCTCAAAAGCGGTCTTTGGAGTCTTGGAAGAAATCCTCTTGAATGGTCTATAAACAGGATAATCCTTTCCACCTATATCTCCCCAATCTTCTCTAAACCACCGCTCCAAGTTCTTCGGTTTGTCATCGTCTTTGTAAGTCCCGCCCATTTGTTTATAAGTCTTTACAATCCAACCCGATTTGTAAGCACTTGGTTTTCCATATATATTATCCGCCTTTCGTTTTACACTCTCATAGAGTTTAGGGTCTTCTACTATAGGCATATACATTATATCAATATTTTAAAGAATGCTCTCCAACTTGGATTTCACAAGCCCAATAATGTAAGCGTCATCAGCCCCCCAACCAAGATATTCTTCGCCCTGAACGATAACCTCCTTGTAATCGGTAAATGCTCTTCCACCACTCTCACATTCCAAATAAACGGATAGTCTAACACTCTCTCCTAAAGTAAGACTAAGAACCTTCAAACGGAATGATAAAATATGTATAGTTCGGGGGAAGGGGACTTCTAAAACAAACTTATCCATTATATCTTAACATTAGATTTTATTTATACCGATTGGGATTTTCATAATATCCGCTCCTTCGCCACTTACAATCTCTTCGGGATTGGTAATCACATCAATCTCCCTACGCAACTTCGGGTCTTTCGGTTGGAAGAAATGCTTAAGGATATACTCGTTCTTCTTGAAATCCACACTCTTATTCAAATCGTCAAACATCTCAAGGAAGCGTCCCGTATCAATATAAATGTCTCCCGACTTGAGCGGTCCGTTAATCCAGTGAAGGAAAGCACAGCAATACCAACCACAAGCATCGTTCATTAGGGACTGAATGTCCTTCTCACAAAACGGCAACTTCTGTCCGCAAGTTCTCTCTATAGTTTTCTTAACCATCTCGGGCGGAGGCATACCATACGAGTCAAAGTAAATCGGCTCAATCTTACCATTCTTATACTTATTCACTTGGAAGCAAGTCCAGTGAGTTCCAACATTCGGTTTCCCATCTGGACCAGTTTCATTCTCTAAATTAATCACATAGCCAGTGTTGTATTTGATTTTGTAAGGTAGTTCGTCCTTGAAACAAATTTGCTCTAAAGGAAACCCCATCTTCTTACTCAACTCCTCAATTTGAAAATCTGTGAGAGACATTCTATATTATTAAGAAAGAAATTAATTTTTTAATAATATTATAATTAGGCATACAGACCAGACCCCTTAAGCATCTGCGGAGAAATCTGGTAACGCTGGTGGAACAACTCTCCCATAGGCTGTGACTGGAGAGCGGGGTGAGACAGACCCATCATAGACTGCCTTCCGCCGACAATAGACAGAGAACCTCCCCTTGACGCTCCAGCATACAGACCCGAACCACAACCCATCTGTTCCTCCCTCGCAGCCAAATTAGCCCTCGTCACCGCCGACCTATCCATTCCCCTTCCACACACTCCACCCCCCTTTTTACTAGAATAATACCTCTTTGCCACATTATCCAAAGTATATCCCTTATTATCAAATCCGCTCATTCCAACACCCTTAAAGTCCAAGAGTTTTCCAGGTTTCTTCTGGTAAGACTCGGGGTCATCAAGATATCCGCTCTTTCCAGTAAGATGCTTCTTGGTGTAGTTCCTCGCCTTCTTCCCAAGTTCATTTCCAGCCTTAATAGCAAGAGGAGCAAGTTCTGGCTGACCGACAGCGGTCGCCAAGGCAGCACCCGCAGCACCAAGGGCAGCGGGGGCTTTATCTGCTAAAGCGTTAATAGCCTTCTTGACAGGACCTTTAATCATATCTCCAAACTTATAGACTTCCTTCTTAATACCAATCTTCTTAAGGAAGCGGTCAAACCCAGGACCGAAAATACCCTCACCAGCCATAACACCCCTGTTAGCAGAAATCTCTTCGGGAGACAACTGAACGCTCATACCCTTTCCCCTCATAAAGGTTCGCTCAAGAGTATCATACCTTCCAGGCTCAACCATCAGGCAACCCTCGCCACTCGTAAGACGCACCTTGTGTCCGTTCCTCAACTTACTCAACTGCTTAAGTGAAGCGGAAACTCCAATCTTCTTAAACCTAGACATCGCATCGTCCATCTGTCCTTTGGAGACTTCCTGTCCGTCAATCATCAACTTCCTTCTCGGCATTATATATTATACAAAGATAATAAATAATGGTAAATCATTAAAATAGAGATAATGGCTTATTTCGCCTAAACCCTCGCCCCCGTAAGAATATCAATATCAACCGAGCAACCATACTCAATGAAGACAAGGAGGTCAAGCGGGAGAGAAGACTGACTCGTCCCAATAATCTGGACCGACTTCGGGACAGTCTCCTCAACAGGAAGCATACGAGAAACATCAACATAGTAGTAGCAATACTCCATCTCAAAGCCAAGAGAGTTGATAAGACCAGAAGTGAGTCCGTCCGTAAGACCACCATTGACAGCATTCACACCGAGCAACTGGTTATTAAACTGCTCGTAAGAATAACGCTGGGTGTTGTAGAGCATATTCTGTCCCGAAACAACAACATTGAAGTTCGTCATCAGGCACAGCGGAGAAGTCGGTCCAGCACCAGCGGGGTCAAACGGGGACTGCCAAGGGGAGAGCGTCGGTGTCCCAACAGTGGTAGCCTGATGAAACGGAAGAATAAGAACCGACTTAATTCCAGCAATGCCGTTCGTAATGAGAGTGTTGAACGGCGTATTGGAAGTAGCGGTCGTCTGGTATTGATAAACATCAGTGTATTTGATGCTCTTGACAGGAGACGACAGGTAAGCCCTCTCAAAGGTCGGGTTGAAGGTATAAGCTGGAACATACAGATTGATAGAGTTGTTGTCTCCAGTGGTGACTCCCGTAATTCCAGACTGGGTAAGAGTCTTGTTACCAACCGCAAGGTCAAAGGTTAGCGTCGCAGCAGCCGTTCCACTAGATGTCATTCCACTCAAGGCAGCGGACGAGGAAATCATAAGAGGGCAAACACCGCCAACAGGAACTGACAGAGACCCAAGCGTCAAAGCACCCGCAGCAGTCGCAGCCTTCCCAACTGTTCCAGAGGTGTTATTCAAGTTCATCGTCATCTTCATAAACACACCCTTAAGAAGAGGGCATTGCTGGAAGAATGAGTGAATGTGCTTAAGATAGATAGTCGCATTGATAACAATCTGGAGAACTCCAGGGACAGAACTAGCAGTAGCACTATTAATCTTCGTCTTAACATACGACTTCCAGAGCGTAGTAGGAGCACCTGCCCGAAGAAGGGACGCATAAGTTCCAGCACCAGGAACACCTGCCTCATCATAGTTGATATACTGAATACGCTTCACAAGACCAATATTTCCACCAGCAGAACCATAAGCATTCAGCGTATTAGAAGTTATAGCGTTAAACACTCCAATAACAGTTCCAGAAGTGATGTTGTTCGCAACCCTCGTCCCCTGACTGGTCGCAGAGGTAGAGTAAGTCCAAGCCAGAGGGTCATCGGGGTAGACACCAATCGTAGAACCGATAGTCGCTACATCAGCCCAAGACATCGTCGTCATCAACTTAAATGAGTTCCACATATTGATAAACGGCGTCTGCTGAATGATGGTAGTTCCATTATAGTCAAGCGTAAAAGAGTGAATCATAGTTCCAAACCAGTTCTTAAGACCAAAAGCATAATCGCACCCAGTAGCAGGAGTAAAAAAAGAGTCAGTTCCACCACTGGTAACAGTCAGGAGCATCGGCATCATAAGGTATGCCTCCCTGTAGGACATATACTTGTTAGAGTTTGACAACTGGGAAGTGTCAATAACGGACTGATTGGAGTTGTAAGAACCATTCTGGTTGTCAAGAATGGAAACCCAATCCTTCTTAACGAACACCGAGGGAGACCCCTCAACCTCTTGAGACAAATCAAAGACGAGTTTATCGCAGGACATTATTATATCTTATGTTGAGATAATAATATTTGAAAATACTTCTAAATCCGCCACCGCCTAAAGAGAGAAGTTGATGTTCTTGGGTTTCTTCATTCCAGACCCCCTGTTAATCTTGAGGTCCGCCAATTCCCTCATTCCGCCTAAACCGCTGACTCCCCGACCCATTCCCCTTCCAGTCGTTTCGGCATACTGAAGGGGGCTATCATAACTAGAAGCCCCTCCAGGTCCGCCCGTCTGTAGAAGAACCGACCCACCACAACCTTTCATTCCTCTCGTTTGGTGTCTAGGAACAGAAATACCACCTCCACATCTAAAATACATCTTGGAGACCATTATATACTATATCTATATTTTATTTCCCCTAAAGTTTGCTTTTCTCTAAAATCTGTTTCTTCAGTTTCCTCAACCTGATAATGTTGGTCGCAATAGAATTCAAGATAACCAGTTGTTTCTCAATATCCTTCTCTTTGGACGGGTCATCAACTCCGTTCCTCAATTCGGTTTGTAGTTTTGTCTGCTCCTTTGTGAAGTCCTCATACATTCGGTTCAATTGGTTCTCGCCTAAATCGTTCATATATAATTAAGCAAGATTTTAATTTACTTCCTATCTATCATAACTCCAAGTGCTTCAATCTCTTCGGCAATCGCAAGTATAATCGTCATTGCCCCGTCTTGGATTGCTAAAGGACGCAAGTCTGTTCCTAAAAGTGTGATTGTAATTTGTGAGTAAGAACCAGGAATTAGTTTGTTCCAAAGCAACTGCGGGGGTTTGTCAGCAATAATCGTCCCGACCGCAACTGAAGGTGTTACAGAGTAGATGACGCTTGTGGGTGAGGCATAGGGGTTTTCCACACTACTAACGCTCAATAAAACGCTAGAGTTCGGCTGGATATTGGGGGTTGTGGCTGAAAAATCAGTTGGGGATTTAGCCTGAAAATACCAAGGTGAAGGAATAGCAATTGCTCCATCGGGTAAATTAGAGTTAGTTGTAAAACCAAGAATGTCTCCTAGTTTGCTTCCATTATACCCGAAATTAATTCCAGGATACCTTACATTTACAGCACTCACAGGACTCCAAGCAAAAGTAGCAGTAGTTTTTGAAGGTGGGAGTGAATAAGTTGTAGAAAGTGAAGCAGTATAAACAGCCAGAGTAGGGACTACAAACTGATTTACCTGAACTTTGTATCGGGCATCATTCACTAATATCTCCAAAAAATAAACATTCTGCCCTGTAGCATTATCAATCAAATAGTGGTTGTTCGCAATCATAGTGAATTGGAGGAACTGGTTAAGTGTGCTGACTTCATAAAGACCATCTGGGATTAACACTGGAACAACAGTCCCATCTACCCAAGTATAACTGAATGACGAGTTACTATAAGTAGTGGCTATGTTGAACCAAGAATAATACATACTCACACTCGCAACCGCTACATAACTTCGGTCAAATTTTGCTGTAGTCGGGAAACGATAAGTCAGCGTATTATTCTGCCCGTTCTGGACTACATTGTTATTGTTTAACACCAGTGTTCTCATCTTATAGATTAAGATGAGATTTTAATTTTTACTTAATAACCTTTCACATTTTTTCAAATCCAGGAGGAGGTCGGCGGACTGGACGAATACTCATATTGGGTCTCGTCTTCTGTTGGAACGGGAAAATCTCTTTCCTCATTCCGCTTCCCCTCATTCCTAAATGTATAGGAACTTGAGAACCACCGAAATGGAAGGGCATTTGCTGTGTCGCTGTCTGGGTTTTCCACAACCCAGGGGCTACTACTACAGGGTCAAAACCAGTATTCATTATATATAAAGGAGAGATTTTAATATCCTAAAGTAGCCATCTTAAAGAGAATGTCGGTAGCCTGACGCTTCGGCAGAAGTTTCTTATCCATCAACTTCATCACAAGCAACTTAAAATCCTTGTGAAGTTTGTTGCTGTCATTTCCCGCCATAATCTGTCCCTTCATAATCTCAAACTGATTAATGTCTTGGTCGTCCTTCTTCTTGTCTGGAGCAGGAATACTCAAGCGGTCAGTCAATTCCGCTCGGGAAGCCAAGCGGTGGATATAGTTTCTCTCTTCATCATTCATTCTCTCAATATCCTCAAAAGTGGGGTTTCCTCCGCCCAACATAGTCCGCACAACACTCAAGATGTTCGGGCTGACCCTCTCACTCCTAATGTCATTCAAACAAGCACCACAGGGAGTTCTAATAGAGATAATACCCTCGCCTAACCGCTTCTTGTTAATCACAAACCTACCGAATGGAATATACCTCGCAACATTCGGGACACTAACGCCAGACTTCCAATCAATATCCTTATCCTGTAGAGAATTGTAGTTCTTCTTGACAAGACCAGTTCCCATTCTAGGTTTCCTCTTAATTCCATTACCTCCCATCGCTTCAGCAACAGGTGTCGCTGGGGCTTCTTCTCCGCCAAATCCAAACAGAGGTTTAACATCAGCATCAAAATTAATAAACCAATCCTTCAATAGACCAACTGACTTCCCCAATAGTTTCGTCTTGCTTGTTCCAAGTCTTTTAAAGAAATTAGTATCTATCCCCTTAATCGTATCTATATAAACCGCCAACATCGGCTTGGTAATTGAGCCAGTCATTATCTGCTGTGGGGTATAGTATCCGCTGAAAACGGATACCTCCGCTCTTGGAACGAATGGGGAAGAAACAACCAATCCTTCCACCGCACCATCAACCACACTGAATAAATCCCTCGCACTATCGTTCGCTCCCCGAATATCTCCATTCTGGTCTCGCCCAACAACCCCACTAGCCAAAGCGTCAAACTCGTCTCTGGAGGGCGTATCCTTTATCCTCTCCATCAACATATCGTTCTCTCTAGCCCTCTCTATAGGGTCGGCAATAGCCCTAATCGCTTCAAGGTCCGCTCGGGTTATGCTGTTAGCAATTAACGCATCTAACTTCGCCATCAGTTGCTGTTGTAGTCCTCCATTGACAGACCTCAATCCCGAAAGCATTTGACGGACTGGAATGATGTCCTCCCTCAAAAGAACTTGGTCGCTATCAAATGTTCCCTTATCTAGACTAGCAATATACCTATCTACTTCCGCCAAGAAGACATCGGCAGGTAGTCCATACTTGTATCTCGGCTTCAAAGTAGAAATGAAATACGGCATTCCCTGAGCCAAGAAATACAACTGGAGTCCAGACGCATTCTGGACTACTTTCTCGGCATTCGCTCCGTCCATCAGTTGTCTCAAAAGCGGTCTCGCTTCCACCTTGAGACGCTCCATATCTTCCAACTTCTCTTCCACCGACCGCTGGTCGGGCGGTTGCTGTGGAACACCCGTCTTCGCAAACAAGCGGTTCGCATCAAGATTCTTCTTATCGTTTGACGCCTGTAAATCAAGAGACTTCAAATACTCTTTCCTAAACCTTTCGGCATCAAGTGGTTTGACTAAAGGCTGTCCGCTCATAATATTATATACTAATATGATATTATATTTTTAGAGAATTGGAGAGTTTGTATCTAATTCGTATTCAGGAGAACTTCCGCCGACTTCGGGTGGGTCTTCCCTCGCCAACTTCGGCATAGGAGTATCTCCCGTTTCATATACGGGATATGATGACGGGTCTTTCCCATCAGCAAACAACTTGTCACAAGCAATCTCGTTAAAGAGGATATCAAGTTCCTTGTCGTCCTTCCTAAAGAGAACCTCAATGTCCGCCGTCAATTTCTTCCTGTCCCTATCACTCATATTACGGGGATTGTAAAGCGGGTGCTTACCAATATTGTCTAAAGCAATGACCTTACACTTCAAAGCCTTCTCCTTCAGTTCCTTCAGTTGCTCTTCGGTATCGCATTCAATTCTCATTATATAATTAAGCAGAGAAAAAAATATTGGATTAATTATTAAATTATATTTCTATCTATTCCCTAAACCCCCTACTTCATATACATAGTCGCATACGGCATCGTCATTCTATACATCGCCTTCATTCCGCCAGTCGGTGGGGCGTCCCACTCAAACCCGAACTTACTCAAGAACCTCATATCCTTCCAGTTAGCATCACACTTCAACTTCGTCCTGCCTACCTTCGCCATCTGCTTAATCGCCTCATTCCCTTGTTCCTGTATCCCTCGCACACATACATATACTCAATCTGTCCGCCCATCTTGTTACCTTTCTCATATGAATCCTTCGGGTAGTCAGATACCATAGATCCAATCAACTCTCCCTTCTCATTCCTCTCGGTGAGGAGGTGGAGTTCAAAGTTACTAGTGTCCTCGCAGACCTCCTTGAACTTCGCAATGACCTCGGGATATGTCATACCCTTCGCCATCTTCTCCCTCACCAATTCGGGATAGGGAGTATTCATCAAAGTTCCCCAAAGGCACTCGGTGTTGAACTTTCCCTGATGCTTCTTGGAAAGGGCAATGATGTCCTTGATGTCGGTCTTGATGCTGTTAGTGTAATCCATTCTTATCGCTTTTCTGCTTATTTCTTCCTATTTACCTTTTGCTATTATCTGTTTCAATTTTCTACACTCAATTTTATTTTATAATGCGTCATTTGCTAACTTTTTTCACTCGGTTTCTGGAGCAATTGTATCACCATAAACATAAACCAATCCTCTCAATCCTCGTTCGCCATTCTTTTTGTGTTCCTTGACACCATCAAATGACAGGAGTTCAATCCGCATCTTCTTATAACTATCTAGGATTTCCATTTGCGGATAACAAGTGTCCTTCAGTTTCTTATTTGAAATGAAGTCACTATCCATTCCAGTTATCTTGAACCTCTGTAGAAGGATACAGCAGAGATTATCTCCATTGCTTTCTTGGTTTGTTTCAATCACTAACTTGGAGGGGCTGTAGTATTTCAAGACGAGTGAGATGAGAGCATTCGCCCAGTCAATATTAGTTCCGCAATTGTATTTCACTTCATCATCTCCCTCAATGTATCTCTTCATTTCATTCAAAATCTGTGAGTCCGCACCCAACTTCACCAATTCCTCCAACTCCACTCTCCTTTCTTCAATCCATCTCTTGTCCTTGACCTGCTGGGTCGTCTTGAACTCTACCAAATGCTCTTTCACATCTTCGGTGGAAGTCGGGGGCATATCGTTCGCCATCATCAAAATCTTCGCATCAATCGTAAAGGTCATCTCATCTTGGAAGTTCTTACGGGCTTCAATCTCATCTCCTCCAGAAGCCAACTTCTTAATCATAATGCTATTCAGTTTGACATTCTTGTTTTCGTTATCTAGTTGGATTTCTTGGGTAGTCGCTAGACGAATAAACTGAAGGTCAATAGCCCAACTCATCGCCTTCGCAACATCGCCGTTCTTCCCGCCTCGCTCACATAGTAAATTGTCGCTAGGAATAGTTTTCGTATATCCTCCAAACGCCGTCTTCATAAATCCGTCTAGCGTCCCCTTTCCGCAGTTTCGGTTCCCGCTGAAAACCCCCCAATCCTTCTCTATGTAATGACCTGCAAACGCTCTGGAGATGAACTGAAGGACGCGGGCTTGTTGACAAACACCTTCGCCTCCACTTTCTCAATAACTTTCTGGTCGGGTTTCAAGAACCACTTTTCAAAAGGTCGGTTTATCTGGATAGTTGAAAACACTTCATTCTCCTTTATTTTGAAATGTTCGCTATCCCAGCGGTGGAACTTCTTGGTTATCAAGTTCAGGACTCCATCTTCAAAGCATAGCATTCCAATAGTGCTAGTATGTAATTTCATATAGAAATCATCGTCATCTAGATTCTCCTTTACCTTACCTATCAGCGTCTCGTATATGTTCTTCGCACTAGAATAGTTCTGGGCGTATGATACCGCATTCCCGTTTGCGTTCTCTTTGTATATCTTGCTTTTCTGTATATAATTAATCAAGTGGCTTTTCGTCAGCCCGATATTCGCAGTCCAGATATTATTGTATTTGAAGAACACTTGACCCTTTGAGTATTTGAGATTATCTTCCAAACGCTCCAAGAGGACTGACCCCGCTTCCTCATCATCTTCAACAATCGTAAAACTATCCGCCTCGTCATCGGCAAATGGAATCTCAATCGCATTCAATCTATCGGTATAACGCTTATCATCAAACGGCTTGATTTTCAACTGGATATTCAACTTCAGTTCCTTCGCAATGTAGATTTCCGCTTCTTTCAGTAGGGTCGTCCATACTACTCCCTCTTTGTAAAGGATTTGTAATCCATCAAAGCAAAGGACCGCATTCCCCTTCGCAATCAACTTCTTCTTCTTGAAGAACTCCACCAATTTCTCCAGAATCCTTCGTTCCCAATCCTGTAAGAACCAAGATGTAATAGTTCCGTTAGGATTATCGCTTTCCTTCTCCTCCACCTTTTTTAAGAGTTCGGGATTGTCCCGCTTGACGATTTCGGCAATCGTTTTGAACTCCGCTTCCAACTGGGTGAGCCAATCGGGTTTATCAAGAGGCGGTAATCCGTTATCCTTGACCCAACTACTCCACTTCCCGTAATATAGTTCCCTAATAAGCAAGTCCTTACACATATCATAACCCTTATCTGTCTTCCAATCAATCAAACTAACATTACCCATACTGAAGACATCACAAATCTTTTGAAAGTATTTGCTTCGGTGTTCTACATAGTCTAGAACCATCGGGCATTCCTTAAACAATTGGGAGGCAATAACGAAGTGAGCGTTAATCATATCAACATCAACATAAATATCCCGACAGAGTTGATGCCTCACCTCCTTACGAATAGAACACAGAGAAAGAGACTTCTCTGGATAAACCCGCCCGACATTCTCCAGCCCTTTTCCATAGTAATACTTGACCTTGATTTCAGGACGAAGATACTTGTTAGTGTGATGATACAGCATCTTCAGGAATTCCTTGTCTCCAAGTCGGTCTCCCTGCTTCTTGACTATGAGAGCCTGTTTCAAATAATCCTCAATCTGCTTCCTCTCGTTCTCATACACAATATGCTTTCCCCGCTTCTTCTCCTTCGTTTCCAAGATGTCATCAACATACAGCATCTTAACGATTTTCTTAAAGTCGGGTATCTCAACAAAGGTCTTTCCAACCAAAATCGGGGAGGCGTCAAGTTTCAAAGTTGTTCCTAAAGACATTATACTATACGATTAGATAATAATTTATCTTTATATTAATTTTCGTCTAAATGTTTATATGACTAATTCGTATAAACATCTTTTCAATTTTTCAATTCAATTTTATTTGTAATGGTTGATAATTTCTGTCAGCATTTCAGGGTTGCTTTGTCTCAATATTTCTAATCCTTCCCTAACCCTCGCAATGGTCGGGAGCATTACATCATACTTCTTGAAATCCGCTTCGGGGACATTTCTGGTGGCTTTACAATAATAGGCTCGGTTCTTGGCTAGGATTTTCTCCGCATCTTCAGCATACTTCCTCCGCTTGTATTCTCGCATATAGGTTCGGCGTTTCTCGGCGTCGTTTGTAGTTGTTTACATTTGTATAGATACGGCATTATGTCTTTATATGGATTTTGCTATAAACTTCCAAGCCAGGGCATTTTCGGGGCGTCAGGGCGTTTTTCTGTCCTTAACCTAAAGTTTTTTCTATCCTTATAAGAAACCAACAATCATTATTTACAATCATTATTATACTAAAGAAATAATTAGTGTAATAAAAACGCCCTAACGCCCTGAGAATAGCCTCTCTCCCTAGACCATATTATATTGGCTTGTATCAATCACTTCTAGCAGACCCTTTCTAAACCGCTTGGCGGAATCCGCTTCTAAATCAATCAGGAGAGGTGAGAACTTTTCACTGGTGGCATACTTGTAAATCTCTATCAGTTCCTCTTTAGTGACGCCGAGACCGAATTCACTCAAAATGACATTGACTTCTCTCTGTCCCGAGAGTTTCAGCAAGACCATATACGAGCAATTGTTGCGGATAATTTTAGGAATGCGGAAATAGGACTGGGAGATGAAGATAACGGACACATTCAGTTTCCTCGCCCTGATGTAGTAGTTCTCCACCATACTCAAATCCTTAGACAGGACAAGGTCGTCCCAAACGAGTAGGTGGTTGAAATCTTTATCGTATTTGTCAAGAGGCGGGGTATTGGATAGACCCTCCTTGATAACGATTTGGTCGCTCTTGGAAGTAATCCACTTGTAGAGCGGTTCGTCTTTGTTCTTTGTAATAATCGTAATGGTCTGGAAAGTCCCCTTCCCCTTGCTAAACAATCCAATTAGATTACAAAGGAAGTTCGTCTTGCCTGAACCTGACGGAGCAACAATACACATACGGAAGGGTAACTTTAGGTGATGTAAATTGAAGTTAGGATTCTCTGCTTCGTCAAGTAACTCCTTCGGTATTTTCTCATAAAGGTTCTCTATCTTACCAGATGGAGGCTCATCAACTTGTTTCGGCTTACGAGGCATTATATATAATTAAGGAGAAAAAAAAATATCAGTTAATATATAATGGCTGAATATTTACCACCAACAGAAACACTACCAAGTATTAATGAGTTTGTATTTGATGACGCATACAGCATAGAAGCAGTAGATAGAAGGGCAGTCCATAAAGCGGGGACTGAGACCAT